GTAGCCGATTGCGTAACCATTGCGACGCGACGTGTCATCCCCAGCGCTCGCCGAGCTTGGATACTTTGCGTAGATCTCCAACGCCAAGCTGACCCCCGTGTAACCCGTTGGCACCCCCTCGGCAGTGAAGTGAACCAACACCGCGTCATCCGAGTTGTTAGCAAACACTCCACCAGGTATTCGGTCGGTCACCAGAGCCAACCCAGTACCGCTGTGGCGAATTGGGTTAGTCTCAAACTCTATACCCTTGACGCTTCCCGTTGTGCCGTTCAAGAACCCGCTGAACACGACCTTGATACCAACCCATGTCTTGCCAGCCGGAAGCGTCAAAGCGCAGTCAGCAATCTTCTGGGGGATGCTCGACAGCGCCGTTGTGTTCGGTGTGAACTGCTGGAAGACAACCCCAGTCGCCCATGGAGTGGTGACATTTGGCAATGTGTTAGCCATCTGGAACGTGCCAGATACGGAGTCATAAGCTAGGTCGATGATCTGACCGGCAATGATGTCGCCAGCCGCCAAGTCGGTGCTGCCGTTCTTCTTGATGGTCTTAACACCAAGACTGTTGACATTGATCGTTGTGACAGTCGTGTTGGTATTAGCCACCCTCACCAGCAGCCTCATCCCAGCGGCGTATGCCGATGGGGCAGGGGAGAACGTCACCACCAACGCGTCTGCGGCTCCGCTGTCCGCAGCGTAGAACGCAGAGTCAAAGGCTAGCTTCGCGTTCGTGACTGCCCGGTCCACGATCGCAGCGGTAGCAACCGCCGCGTCCTTGATGCTGCCATCGCTCTTGAGCGCAACACCAAGCAACGCGAACAAGCCGTTGATCGCGTCGCGCAGTGTCGTCAAGTTCGCATCACCCTCGGCTGCTGTAAGCGGGCTACCTTTCGATGACCTAGTGGTGATGGGAGGAACAGTCATGGCTTAGGTGGCGTACTTGTCGCCAGAATCATCGACGATCACCACATCCAACAACGGCGACAGAACCGTTGCTGGGATGGTGTTCTTCTCGATGTCGATCTTGGAAAGCGGGATCTTCAGAATTTCGATCACAGATTCACTGTCCAACAGATCTTGATACTCTTCGCGGAACTCGTTGAGGTAAGGCCCCGTGAGATCCGACAAGTCCTTAAACTTGTCATCTTCCTTTTGAGAACCCATCGCGGCTTCGATGAACTCGGTGCGCGACTTGTCCATGGCTCGCATGGCCTTTTCGATCTCGCGCAAAGCTCGCGCCAGCTTGTAGCGAACGCCACCTTCATCGGTGAACACGAACTTTTTATGATCGCCTGGATAGGTGTGAAGCAGCACCGGCTGCATGTCGTTCTGGCGCAGCAATGGCTTGCCGTCTAAGCCGGTAGACGCCACCGGACCAATACGCTGTCCCGCTTCAAGCAGGATGATAGCATCCTTGATGCCTGCGAGTTCGCTGTTCTTGATTGTGACTGTGGGTTTGCTCATGAGTTCTGCGGTGATTGGTTGTGATTAAGCAGCGTGACTGTCACGCCAGCTATGAGGTGACAATTACGCTAGCACACAGCTTTGTCCAGTGTTTTCAGGATGCTCCAATCCGGCATTGAGGAACCACCGGTCCACGCCTCTGTTCAAATAAATCCTTGTTGTGAACCTGAGTGCAACGCATGCGGTGGTAAAGGTGGATGGTCCGCATGTCGGTAATCATTGGTTGAACGTTCTTCAGCACGTTTATCCGGTAGTCGTCTTCCTCGTAGCCATACCCAACGAAGTCTTCGCAGAATCGGTATCGAGAGAACACGTCTCGATGAATGAGATACCAACCCATGAGGTGCCAGAAGTTGGGGTTGCTCAAGTCAAAGTCGTGATACGGGGTCTGAGATGGATGTTGAAACACGTTGACTTGAGCGAACCCAGAGCGCGGAAAAATGGTCGGCATGTTGAGGACTACCGAGTCTGCGTCCAAAGTGACGAGCCACTCGTAGCCGTGACTCAAAGCGTAGTCGATGGAAGCGTTGCGAGCTTTGGCTAAGCAGAACTCGCCATTCACCCAGCAATCCGCCTTCACTGATGGAACGGCCCCACCCATATCGGTGTCAGTGACGAGCACCTGGCCAAACCCGTTGCGTGCATTAGGGAACTGAAGCTGGCAACTCAACGTTCGGTGGAAGTCTTCAAAAAGTTGCCGTGTCACCACGTATGCCAAAAGGATTTTCATGTGGTGATAACTCCGAATGATCTGAGATCGTTGATCAACGTCGAAAGGACCTGGGAAAGATTGTCGAGCGTTGCGCTTCCACCGCAAAGCAGTGTTCGGCTGAGCGAGCATGATTGAGCGGCCCATCCCGTAACAGGACTCGTCCACACCGGAGCCTGTGATGCGGATCCTGTTCCTGTTTGAGTCAGGAACTTCTTAGTGGTTGTCGTATTGCCAGCCAACTTCGCCAACGTCGTCGACGAATTGGCATAGAGAGTGTCGCCGACAGCATAGGACGTAATGCCTGTGCCACCGTAAGCCGCGGCAACGACCGTACCTCTCCATTCTCCGGTTGTGACATGACCTGACCCATTGATGACGAAGCTGTCAGCGAGAGTGTTGTAGTTGTAGAGATGGGCTTCGCCGGTTGCTGGGCAATACCACTCAACACCCGTGTTGGTGAGTCCGGTAGCGCGGTTGGCAAGAGCGATCCCGGCTGTGGCTCCAGAGGTGTCGAAGCGAGTAGCCGCAAATGACGACGAGGTGGAGCTCAGCGTAACCCATGCCGGCGCTCCTGAAAACACGGCGAGCACCTGGCCTGATGAACCGATACCCAGCTTTCCAAGAGCGATCCCACTTGTCGCATAAAGCATGTCGCCGCTGGTGTAGGTGCTGAACCCTGTGCCTCCAACAACAGCGGCCACTGTGCCGTTGCCGATGTCGGATCCGCTTAAAAAGTTCCACACCGGCAAACCACCGCTGGCCTTGAGATACGTGCCATCTGCACCTATCGACCTCTGCACGTTGTTCCCTAAGCTGTTCCTGAAGATCATGCCACCAGTGCTTGCCAGTGGGCTCAAGGCGTCGAAGGCTGCTTGCCTAGTAGTCTGACCGCTGCCACCGTTGGCTATCTGGAGCGCTCCGGTCACATCTGCGGTGAGGTCTATGCTGACCTGAGTTGTCCACGTATCAGATCCAGTGCGCTTGGCGAACCCGGTAGATCCTAAACCTTCCAACGCCGCAAGGTCATTTGCCAACGCCAATGTGATCGTGCCCGAGGATGTAACCGTACCGGTCGCCGTGATCCCAGCAGCAGGAGCAGTGATGCCTACGCTCCGCACAGTACCCATGTCTTGGTAGGCACCACCGGATTCAGACATCCGAAACTTTCCAAGTGATGCGTCGAAATGAAATGCCCCGTAACCAGATGCCGACACCGATGGTGGGGATGTAAACCCACGCATCGACACCGAGCCTTCGATCGTTTCGTTGCTGAAGCCTGTGGTCATAGTGTTGGATTATGCGCAAGCCCGCACTCGGAACACCTTGAGGTTGGCGGGTGCAAACGTGAACGTGATGTCAACTTTGTTGGTGGGGTCCGCGCCGTTGTTGGCGATCTTAACGCGGCACATGGTATCCGTCGAATCTTCCCACACCCCAATGGCCAACGTCTTGCTCGCGAGGTTATGCGTGAAGGTGAACGTCGTCGTTGAACCGTCACCGGTAATGTTGCCGGTAGCCGTGTTGGCGATCGTGCGTCCGTTGTTGGTAGTGCCAGATGGTAGATCATTGCGCCACCCGACAACGCCGCTTCCGTCCGTGATGAGGATCCTGGATGCTGTTGACGTCAGTGTTGAGAGCTGGGTCGAATTCGACGCATAGAGCAGATCGTTAGTTGCCACACTGCCAGGCATCGAAAACCCGCTCCATCCTGGGATTGTTCCATCGCTCTTCAGAAACCTGTTAGTGCTTCCGATCGTGAGCTTTGACAACGTGTTGGTGGCGCTCGCATAGAGCGTGTCACCGGTCGCATACGTCGACTGAGCTGTTCCACCTCGGGTAGCGCTGAGTGACCCAGCCCATCCAACCGTGATGGACGCAGCTGCAAGTAGGGCAGTCGCGTGCGATCCACCTAAGCTCAAGGTGACGTTGGTGTCGTCGGTCTTGGTGAGAGCTGCTCCGCTTCCGATCATGGCCGCCGTGACTTGCGCGAAAGACAACGATCCAGAACCGTTGGTCATCATCACGTAGTTGGCGCTGCCGTCTGCACCGGGCCAACTCCAAGATGTCCCATTGGTCACAGATGACTTGGCTGTGATCTCCACGTAGTCCCCAAGGTTGTCATAGAGGCGGTAGGCCGTGCCCTTGGAGTATTGCACCACGTGGTTGCCCTCGGTATCCCACAAGGTCGAGCCGTCAGCCACGTTCCACGATGACGACGAATTGCTCGATGCAAACCAAAGCGCACCGTAAGTGTCCTGGATCCGCAGCACCACGCTGGTTGTGTGGCCGACCGCTTGATCATGAACCCATGCGGACCCGCTCCAATAAGCCCCGTGGGAGAATTGGAAGCCAGCGTTGCTGGACCAGATCGAAGATCGTGCGCTCGAAGTGTCGTTGCGGAACCGCGCTTGCCACTGAGCCGCCGTCACGTCCACTGGCAGCGATGTTGTAGACGCCCACCTCAAACCCGTTGCTTGAGCGGAGTCAGCCACCAAGACATACAGGTTGGTGCCCACAGCTAACCGTACGCTATCAGTCCCATCATGGGCAAGGATGTCGCCCTTTGTGGTCAACGCGCTCAACGCATTGAATGCAGCGGTCTTGGTCCCAAATCCTGTCCCACCGTTGGTGAGTGGAACAATTCCAGTGATGTCGGTGGTAACGTTGACTTGGCCCCAAGAAGGATCCGACCCGTCCGATCGCAAGACCAGGTTTGCGGATCCAATCCCCAGAGCTGTCCATGCCGGGGTGGAGTTCGCGATGATAATGGAGCCTCGCACCGGAGCACCTGCAACGGTGTCCGAGTGCGTTGCTGATAGCAGGGCTTGAGATATGGCCGTGTTAGTGACGGATGTGATACGGCCGTAAGTATCGACCGCAAAAACCGGTATCTGGGTCGCACTGCCGTAAGTCGATGCGCTCACGCCGCTCGCCGCCAATGCAATCACCGGGGTCAACCCTCCGGTAGAAGTAACTTGCCCAGATGTCCCGCTGACCGACGTAACAAATGTAACGTTGGTGATCTCGCCTGATTGGATAGTGGCGAATGAGAGCACCCCGGCCCCGCTCGTCTTGAGATATTGGTTTGCGCTACCATCAGCACTTGGAAGGGTCCAAATGGTGTTGGTGGTGATCGCATCAGCCGCCTTGAACCCGACGTAGTTCGATCCGTTACTCACCAACTCGGCAAACCGCAACTCCGTCGTGTTGCCGGTGGACGTCGAGAACGGATCCAGCCTCACCCCGGCAGAGTTCTTGAAGATGTGAGCCCCGGTCCACGTTGGCGAGAACGATTGATCAACTGAGATGGTCAACCCTGCGATCGTAATGCCGGATGAGGAAACGTATGCTGCGCCTTGGTAGAACAGCGAGAACGCCACAGCATCGGTGTTGATCGTTGTGACCGTGTTCGCTTGCACCCATGAGGTTGAGACATTCGCAGTGCCAGATGTGACGAAGGTATAGCACCCAAGATTGATCTCAGCCGCCGTATCGACGTCGGTGGTTCTTGTGAGCTTCCACGGGTTGGATCCGTCACCAACCTGGCTCAAGTAGAAGATACCGTTGTTGGCTTGAGTGGCCTCATTCTTGACCAACACCCGGTCATTGAGAGCGAGCGTAGTAACTCCATCGATACCGGTCCCATTGATCGAGCCATTGGCGGAAGCTGTTAGCACGTCACCGGCACGACTGTTCGCAGGCAGAGCTGCGGTAGTAGCAACACGGACAGGGTCTTTGACGCGCAAGCCGCTGCCAAGCGCATCGACGTAGGCCTTTGTGGCTGCGTGCGTCGATGATGTAGGGGTAGGCACCACAACAGCTCCCACAAACGTCTGTGCTCCTGACCAAGAATTGTTGGCACCAAACAACTCGGTAAACACCGGGGAACCGCTGCTCGTTTGAGTTAGGAAGTATGGGGCTGCGGCGGAGTTTACCGGAACGGATGCGAGTTGCTTGTTGGCATCCGTAATCACGACCGTTGTCGCTGTGAGTGTGGTTGATCCAATGCGAAGCAATTCCGTGTAACCAGCACCATTCAAGTCGGCTTGGAACGTGAGATAACCAGTTGGGTTGGCAGTGCCTTGAACCGGCACAACGTGCATACGGAAGTCAACGGACTGACTCGCCGCCGTCGCATTCGTCTTCCAGCCATAGCCTCTAAAACGCAATGCCGCGCTGATTTGCTGCGCCCCATTGGCTGCCGCTGTGTCAGTGGCTAGAGCCAGGCCAGATGTATTGGTCTGAGTAGTCCCAAGTGACGAGGTTGCAACCGTGAGTTTTGAGTGGGCGGTCGTGGTTCCAATGAGGGTGTATCCAGCCGATGGTGTGATCAGGAAGTAACCCGATGAGTTGGTTTGGAGATCAGTGTAAACCGTGCCATCAGCTTGCGTTAAGCGGAGTTGAGGGCTAGCCGCATCCAGGACGTCCAACGCACGATCAGGGCCAGTGGTCTTGATTCCAACGTTGCCCGTGCCGTGAGGAGACACGACGACATGCCCGTTGCCTGCGAGAGTCGACAGTGTCAGGTTGCCTGTTGTCGTTGATACAGCTCTGGCTGTAGGCCCTAAGACGATGTTACCATTCACATACTGAGTCATCAGTTGACGGCGCTGCGAGATCCCGGTGGTGGTCATCGTGCCGTTGAAAGCGTTGGACGAACGATCAATGACCGTTGTCGAAATGAGCGGGTTTGCACCAGCCAAATCGGCGTCGAGGATGCAGCCGAGTTTGGTGACTGTGACGTTTTTGATATAAAACAGATCGTCGGTTGGACTGTTTGCTCCCACAAAGGAACTGGCGCTTCCAGACATTCCAAGTATTGCAAATCTAAGGGAACCTGTTGCTACCCCTCCGATAGTCGCAACATCGGCGCATTTCATCAGGATAGTTTTTGTCCGCCACGTGCCGTCCGCTATGGCAGATAGATTGTAGACTCCTGTGTAGAGAGTTCCGTTGATGTAAATTGCAGGATCTCCAGCTGCGCCGGTTGGTGCTATGCCGAGGTTATTCACGTTTGATTGACCTGACGGAATAGCATAATCAAACGATACTAAAACCCAGTTTCCTCTCCCTATGCTTGATGACGGTAAGTTATAAACGGAGTGAGTTGAACTGACTGAATCAGCATAAACGGAAAGACAATCAGATACAGCATTATACGTTACTCCGTAGCTTTGAACCGCCCTAGCTGCAGTCCAACCATCCACCCCCGCACTAAAATTACTCGTATATTTCGCAGTCAAACTCCCCCACTTATCCGCTTCCTGCACACCCTGGTTTGCAAGCGTGATGACTTCGCTGGCAGAAAGTGCGCGGTTGAAGAGTTGTGAATTGTATACCGTAGTGCTTATTGGATTTGTCCCAGCATTCCGATAATTGCCAATGGTAAGCACCGTTGAGTTGATAGTATCGGCCCACGATGCAGGCGGTGATACTCCTGATGTTGTTTCGGTAAAGCTAGTTGCTACTCCGTTGATATATATTGTCAGAGTCGCCCCTGATCGTGTCGCGGTTACGTTTACGATTGACCCACCGTATGCTGACGCGAAATCGACAATTAAGGCTTGTCTGACGTAAGATATGCTAGATCCCCACAGTTGAAAAACCAAACTTGTCCCGCTGAAGTATGAAATAAAGCTATAACCAGCGGCGCTCGACGCCGAACTCATCAAAACATCTAAATAAGGACCGCCAGTGGTGGTTGCTGGGCATAGAAATGTCCTGCTCCAAGTAAAATCGGTGGTTCCGATCGTCGGTATAACAAACTGCGCAAAGTGCCCCGAGCTAACTCCATCAAACGCCAAACCTCCGGAGAGTTGACGGGCGGAGACGGAGGAGTTGTTGACGACGGTGGATGTGATTCGAGTCCCACCGCTTGGCGTGACGTCGAGATGGCCCGTGCTCGTTGCTTGGAAGTCGGCATACACCGAGTTGTCGGTATAGGTCAGGCGCATCTGAGGATTCGACGCATTGAGCACGTCAACAGTCCGGCGAGGCGTGGCTGTTCCAACTCCGTGCGAAGTTCCGTCCCAGTAGAGCGTTGACGACGTAGCCACTTGACTTGTGGACGACGCCCACAGCACAGCGTTGGCCGTGAATGACGTCAGATTGGTCCCCCCCTTATTCGCGGGCAGCGTCCCAGTCACGTCAGCCGTCAAGCTCACCGCGCCCCACGTGGGAGCCCCTGCTGCATTGCCGTGCAATACCTGCGTGGACGTGCCTGCCGCCGTGCTTCCAACCGTCGTCGTGGTCGCGAAGTATGGAAGCCCGTATTGCGTGCCAGAAACCGCCGTTGGGGCCGATGCTCCGTTACCCTGGATGATGCCGCTCAACGCTGCTGTATGCCCAACAGCGGAAGCGCCTGACGCGTAGAAGAATCCTCCCGTGTTGTAGGATGATGACTGAGCAAAGTGAAGCGTGTTGCCGACCTTCACAATCCCGTTGCCAGCGGTGATGCTCGCGGTCCCGTTGACCTGGATGAACGTCAGAGCAGTCGTGTTTAGGGTCAACGGATCCGGCGTGTTGAGCAACCAGCCGGTCGATCCGTTCGTTGTTCCTTCGGTCACCCATACCTGCAACCCGCTGGTCACCTTGGACGATGAATCTGCGTCACTCGATCGAGTCATCACCCACGGTGTCCCGGCGCTGCCCAAGCTGGTGATGATGTAAAGCCCGTTGTCTGCTCCGGTGCTTTGGTTCTTGACCAAGATGCGATCGTTGACCGCCAGACTGGTGATGCCGTCGATCCCAGCCGTGTTGATGCTCGCGTTGGCCGAAGCTGTCAGCACATTGCTCACCCTCGCAGCCGACAGGTTTGCAGTTGTCGCCACCCGGGCGGCGTCCTTCGGATCTCGGATCCCCGCCACGTAGCCCTGGAGGAAACCGTAGTTCACGCCGTCGTCGCTGGCAGAAGGGTCCGTAAACTTCAGCCGACCGTTGGAGTCGCGCACCGCCACAGTATTCGCTGTGGCAGCGGTGTCAGCGTTGTAGCCGTCCAACAGATCCGCGTTGAGGTTGGTGACCTTGGTCGAGTTACCGACAGTGAACGGTGCCCCTGAAGCCGGGTTGAAGTTCCATGTCCCTGTCACCGTCATGTTCTGATCCAGGCGCGGGACCGGTATCCACGCAGCAGCGGTATCGTCGTAGAAGTGGATCCGCTTAACCCCGGCCTGCGTATCGTAGTAGAGTTGACCATCCACCGCAGGCGAAGCCAGTGACCCGGTGCCAGCCGCGTTGTGCAGTCTGGCATTGATCAGTTCGCTACGGTTCAGGTCGATGTCACAAAAGAATTGTTCTGCTGCCATAGTCTTGCCCTTCGATTAACTGCACTCTGCATAGCCCGCCAAATTGGAATTGAACCGGATCTCCAGCTTATTTGCATCCGAGTAAACAACCTTGCCATGCACACGATCGCCCACTGAGTTTACGATGCTCACATTTGGCCTCCGACCAAGGTTGTGCGACACAACCCACGTCGATACTGGCGAGTTCTGCGTGTGCTCGTAAGAATCTCCCAACTCAAGAATCTCTACCCGTGTTTGAAGGTTTCGGATGTCGCGGGCTTGGATCGTATCCGATGTCTCCAGTCGCTCTATGCGAATGATGATCTCGCGCAACGAGGTTTGGATCTCCCGAACGTCATTCGGCAAACCGACCAGCAGGTTGACTGCATCTGTGATCGTTCCAAGCTCAGTCTGTAGATCCACCACTTGCGACAGCAACACGGTCAACTGTCCTTTGGCCGTGTTCGCAAACGTCTCCAGCGGTCCAACGTGAGAATCGATGACCTGTTGCAACTCGTCCTCCTTGCGACGGAGGACGGTCTTAAACTCGAAGTGCCAGCGCTCCAACCTCTCAAACCATTCCAGCAGTCCAGGCACGCGCTGCGCCGTCTCAGGCGATAGGCGCGGCAGATCCACCGGGTATTCACCAGCCATGCTGATGATCCGGCGCTGTGGATCTTTGCGTTGCAGTGCCATTACGCGCTTGGTCTTCGATTGCTGTTAGCGTTGACCATCGCAGCTTCCCATATCACCCCCGATATGCTCACCGGGTTGTCTATGCCGCTGATCGTTACCTTCGACTGGAAATAGTTCTGCTGCGCATCCAAATGTAACCCGCACTCTGTCAATGGAGACGTCATGGAGTATGGGAACCCAGCCAAAGAGGACGCCGCTTCGGCAGGGTTGCGTGTGCCAAGCAGATCAATCGCGATCGTCGTTCCCGCAGACAGCGACGACATGATGATGGAATAACTCCTCACCTTCTTCTCGATCAGGTTGGTTCCAAAGTGACCGAGCCCGCTCTGCATCACAGAGTCATAAGCCACCTTGGTAGCGTTATAGCCGTTCTCTCCGCGCCGGTAGTAGATCGACTTCACCCCAGATCCCCAGGCAGCCACAGCTTCATTGGCAAGACCGTAGATCATCACCGTGCCTGCTCCGTTCCCCATGATAAACCAGTTGTCCGTGGGTCCGTTAGCAGTGCCGGCAACCTGTCGTTTGCAGGAGGTTCCAGCCGTGATCGACATGCTCGACGTCGACCACTCGCTGTGCTGGTAGTCAAACGCCAACACCTTGTCACTGCCAGCGCTCGGAACAACGAAGAACACCTCTTTGGTCAGCGGGTTGTTCACGGCGAACACACTGGAAGTCTGGGCGATTGTCGCGACTGAAAAGAAAATGTCCTTGCACAACTCAGCGCTCTCGAACACGCGTGGAATCTGCGTGGTTAAGTCAAACCTCCAAAACGAGTTCTCACCCGCATAGACGTGGAACTCAGAGTTGATGTCAACGAGCGTGTTCTTGTAGTAGAGCGCCCCTCCATTGGCGATCTTGATGGGTGATCCAAAAGAGAACGGATTGGTTGAGTCGCCCGTGTAGAATCCTGGGATGATGCTGGTCTCCTTGTAAATCAGGATGTTCTTCGAGAGCGTCGCCCCTCGAATGATACCACTGGAATCATCCTGAAGGTCGTAGAAGCCTACGATCGACCCCACCGAGTCAAGTTGCTGGACGTCCGTTGACGTGACGGTCGTGACAGCCGTCTCGCTGAGAGTGACGATCTTATTGGCTGCAACGCTCAAGATCGTAGCCGTCAAGTTCCCACCGTTGGTTCCTGCCCCGGTGATAATGATCTCTTGCCCAGCCTCAAACGACTTGGCTTGGTAGCTGAGAACCAGGAGCCTGCTACCAGCGGCAATCGATCCCTTGACGGAGGCGGCAAAACGCGTTGGTAGATCCGGCATGGACCAGATGGCTCGATACTTGATCCGATCAATGAACTGCGCGTCATCAAATCGCCCATAAGCCTCCTGGTTCTCCACCCCAACGAACCCAGAAGCGATCGCGATGTCAGAATCAACCACCGCATGCGTTGAATCGGTGACCGACTCGATCCTACGAACTTCGCCAGTATCCCAGATGAGAAGTTTCCCAACCATGTCGGACGTAAACAAAGCGCTCTCGGCCGTAACGGTGTAATCCGTTACCGCGTCCACGATCCAGAACGGCGTAGGCTCGGTAATGTCTTCGCCCATAGCATCCGTCAACTTGAACGACGTTGCGGTTGGGCTTGGGGAAGCCAACACCACGCTCGAAAACCCGTTGGCAAACCGCACGGTCTGGCCTGCGGTCGGTGCCACTGTCCCGCTTGTGACCGTCGCAACCTTGGTGGAATTGACGTAGGTCGCCGACAATGTTCCCGAGAAGTAGCTTCCTGCAAGCGACGCCTTGACGAGGAACTGAAATGCCTGATTAACCACTGTCTGCGAGGTGGATACCGTGACGTGCCTAGAATCTGTAAACGCCGTAATCTTGCCCGACTTCCCTCCGTCGAAGTAGATCCATCGATCCACATCTCCACTCACAAAGATCGGACTGCTAGCCGTCACCGTGGTTCCACTTTGCGATGCAATGACAGCGTCCGAATCGACGACTCCAACCGGTGAAAAGATCTTGGCGAGCTTCTCGTCTTGGATCATGGAGATGTCACCCATCATCAGGATCCCGTTTACCTCCCAGATGGTCCCAACCGCCGCGATGCCATTCTCTCGCAGCTCATACATCGGCGTCACCGTCATGTCCTCTATCCGGTAAGTGACCGGAAGATCCACGCCGTTGTTGAAGATCGACCAACCGTTAATCGACTCAGCTTCCCATCGGTTGCCACTCAGCGAGTAGCCGCTACCAATCACGATCCACTCACCCGGGTTGTCATCGAAGTAAGGGATGTTTGTTCCGCTGGCTTCAAAGTAAGTGTCCGCTGCCAGAAAATACCCCCCAACGTCCAAAGCGAAGAACCGAAACAGCCTGACAGCGGTTCCCGCAATGACTGCCGTCTTGCCGTTCGGACGACGTGCAAAGTGAATCAACGTGATTGGCATCGCAGACTTCACAACCGGAGAGCCAGTAGCCGGGGTAGCTGGTGACCCGCTGACCTCATATTGGAACGTCGTGCGAGTGACGTTGCTGATGACTGCTGACGCGATGTTGTATTGGGTCTGTGTCGCACCGCTCACGGCCACCGTTTCGCCTTCAACGAATTGATGCCCTGCCGAGATGGTCACCGTTGCCGTTGTACCGCTCCATGTGATGGACGTGATGACTGTGCGCGTAGCATCATTTGGAAACGGCTGAGATCCGGGGTTGCTGGCAAACGATCCGGTAACGTTCGGCCAAAAGTAGTCATGGCCCTCGCGCCTTCGATACTCGTCGATATACCGCCGCCAATCCCTGAGCATCGTCAAGTTTGTCAGTCCAGCCTTCTCGGACGAGACGGTAGTGATCAACTTTCCGCCAGCCCTAGGCGACACCTCAACAGGATGGAACTTCAGGCTCATTTCGTGAACGCGATACGATCAATGACGGTGCGGTTGACGTCGTAGAACACCACCTGCAACCGCGTTGCCGATGCCGACAGCTTGAGGCAACCGCACTTGGAATTGTATCTAACCTGACTTCCTGTGACCGGAGTCGTAAATGAACCCTTGGTTGCCCCACCTAGTCCGTTCACCAGATAAGTCACACCTCCAGACAGGATCCGCTCGTAGGTCCTAGACCAACCAGAGACCACCAGGTCAGCGCCGTAGGCTGCATAGGTCAACCTGGCGTCAGCGAGCCCTCCAGCCTTGGATGCGTCGCTGGTATAAGGAGCCTTGTGAACCACAACGATATTCCAATCGGCATCCGATGCCGCTATTGCTGTAATCAACCACGTAGCTTGAGCGTCGGTGGCAATCTGGTTGGTGACACCAGTCTCACCGCTGTTCAGCACAAAGAACGCCACTGGGCCGATCGTGAATGAGTAATACAGCTCGCTGTCATTGGCCGCCGCCACGTCAGGGAACAGCGCCAGCAACGCAGCGCCATCGTCTGTTACCACGTCGTTGCCTCCGAATGCCGGCCAGAACTTCGTTGGGATATAAAGCCCGTATGGCACTTGGAGTTTCTCCCAAATGTTGACCGGGTCCCCAGATGGAAGGTTGCTGTCACCAGTATGGATTAGGAAGTCAGGCGTCAACGCCTTCACCAGTGCGGCTACCGCGTTGGTGTCGGTCATCGAAGAATCCCCAGAATCGCCCACGATGCAAAACTCGATCGCATCATCATTCTGATCTTCAACAGGTACCCCTTCGTTTCGTCGCTGGCCTTGAGGTGTCAGCGCCGAATCTTTCACTCGCAACCGGTTTGTGGCGTTTCGGTAGAGCGTCCTTAGACTGCTGTAGTAGAGTCCATCCTTCCGCTCCACATCCATGTAAAACTTGGACATGGTCACGTTGTTGTCTACGGTGGCCGCGAAGTGCGACTTGACGAAGTAAGACGCAACCCGAGCCATTTCCTCGGTGAACGGAACCGCGTCGGTATCGGCAAACTCCAACTTCAGCCCGTCCCACTCCAAGACGATGTTGTATCCATCCTCCAGCACGGGCCAAAAGTAGAACGCCCCATCACGATTGATCGCAATCGCATACTGCCCCGGCGTCATGGCTCCAGCGATCAGATCATAACGATTGGCCCAGTCGTAAGAGCTGACTGGCGATCGGCTGCATCCGTAACCCGTTGCAACATGCCAAGCCCTGGTGATCTGGCACTCTTCCGGTAGCGTCCCCCTGGAAGCCTCCTGCTCAACAACCACATCATCAGGCCCTAACGTGCTGCTATGACCAACTCGGAAGAACGGCACGGTCGATTGAATGTCGATCACCGCTTGACGAATGAGATTGTCGCGGAACGTGGTTTGGCCTACGCGAGTTCCATCAACCGTGAGAAACTCGATGACCTTCGTTTTAAATTCGAGCCAGGTGTAGGCCATGACAAAGCACAGTAAGGATGAGGTGACAGATGCTCAAACAAAAAAGCCGCCCAATATTATCGGGCGGCCTGTATTGCATGGGCTGTCCGCCCGAGATTAACCTACCAGTCGACCGACCTGAATATATCGGATGTCGATGTCAGCTTGGCCTGCCGGTGTCGCAGTCAACTCGCAACCCGCGAACGCTGAAACACTGTCACCGCTGGTCAGCGCCGGACCGGTGCCTACCAGGACACCGTCAATGTAGAACCGAGCAGCCAAGTCCTCGCCGATCCGAATCTCCAACTCGTAGTCACGACCAGCAACAACCGGGATCGTGGTAGCGGTGAACGTATCCACGCTATTCACCTTATGAGCCAAGATCCAGTTCGCATGCTGCGCCGTGGTCAACCCGGTGGTGACTTCTTTGGTCGAAGAGTTGTCGTATAGGAAGAGTGCCCCTTCTCCAGCGGTTCCAGTCGGATCAGCATCAGTCGGGTTCTCATTAAACCCAAAGCTGGCAAACAGTGTCGTCAGAGCCGTGCTTCCAATCCGCACTTGAGTCGTGAACGTAGGCCTGGACGAAGCCGTAATTGGCACCGTAAGACCGGAGTTCGTCGTCGGCGCGTAGTAAACCGTGTCGCCATCAGCCGGGGTGCTCGCCTGGGTCTTCAGGTTCACGCCGCCAAGGGTGGACCGGGTCACCACCTCCACACCTGTTCCGGTTACAACCCCCAACAGGTCGTCAAGGTTCTGCACCTGAATGACCAGCGTGATAGAACCTTCAATGAACGCTGTAACGCTGGCTGCTTCGATCGAAAGCGTGTCCGTTGCGGTGCCGGTGTTGGCGGCAGTCACAGCAGTTGCAGCGATCACACTGCCCAAGGTGCCACAGTTCGCAGTCGTCAACGACAGAACTCCACCAGTGAGGTTCGTTGTCCCAATCTCCAAGTTCAGCGTCGCGGCCTTGGATGCTGTGGTTGCGATCTTGTCCACTACCGCGCTGATCGAGAGAATCCGAAACGCATATCCAAGCGTGTAGTTCGTCACCAGGTCGCCGTTGGCGATATTCGCCAATTCGAGCTTGTAGGTGAGCGTTCGGATGCCCTGCGTTGGAACCTTTGCGAATGGTTCAATCGCACCAAGAATCGAGTAGTTGGCATTTTTGCCAAGGACGTTCACGCGAGAGGTCGAAAGAGGTGGGGCTTCCCATCGCTCTAACCTGTCCTCACCTTCGAATCCTCGGGTCGTTTGTGTTCGTGTAGGAGTCATAATCGTTTCGCTGTTTGTTCTCGATCAGAACTTATTAACCTTGAGGACCTCGTCGAGATTAAGGTCTCGCGTCGTATTGGAAGCAACCGCCTCAGGCACAGGACAGTTCTCTACAACAATCGTTTTGCCGTTCCCCTTGATTTGCTTAGGGGTTGCAGGCTTTGGAACCACAACGTCGTCCGGCTTGATTGGTGCCACTGGCTCCACGAACAACGGTCTGCCGGTCTTGGCCTGAAAATACTCAGCAGTAACTTCCTCAATCCCCGATGCAGGGTCTTGCGCCATGCGGACAAGCTTGGTCACTTCCGCAGGGTCAACAGCCTCATACACCCCGAACAAGCACCCACCTACAACACCGATCGAGATCCAATCGATCCCGGCTGGTTTGCGCTGTATCCCGTGCGCTTCAAAGTACTTTGCCATATCACCGCTTGTTAAGAATCTGACGAACCTCAACCAAAGATTCTTTGATGTCATTCTGAGAAACTGAAATCGCAACAAGTTCTTTGTCCACCCTGGTAAGCGCGCTTTCGATGAGTCGAGTCTTGGACTCAAGCTCTTGGATCCTATACGGAAGAACTGCCCACGCTTGAACCCCAGATAACACCCCAATGGTGATCCCAAGAACTGCGGAAATCTTCTGCAACTGAATCAGTGTCTTCTCGGCCATAGGCTTTCGTCTGTAGAGCTGGCGGCCAGTGTTACCCGACCGCCAGCAATCACCCAATCACTATGCACGTCCGAATGCCGAACAGCGGCACTCGGAATTGATTACACGTCAGCCGCAGCAGACGGCACAACCGCAACGTTGATCGCCCCGGTCAAGGTGGCGCTAGCGGCTAACGCAGTGAGGTTGTAGTAGACCAACAGATAGCGGGCCTCCACACGCAGCGGAGTCGCTCCAGTAAACCGCCATTGCAACGTCTCGCTGGCGTTGTTGCCGATCGTCTTCGCCGTGAGTGTGGTCTTGCGATCAGCCAAGAGCGTCGCCGCAGCCGCAGCCGGGGTGAAGTCTTCGTCGCTCCACGCGTAGCTCACTGTCAACGTCTTGGACGATCCTGGAGGGGTGGTGTTTGTGACGGTCTTACCGGTGAGATGAATCTCGCGAGCGACGCTGAATCCAGCCATGTCAACCTTGACATAACCAACATCAGCGCCCGTCGCTGTGAATAAGAACGACGCATCCGCTGCTTGGCTACTGATGCTACTCGGAGCTGCTCCAATGATTTGCCTGATTTCGGGAGAGATCATAATCGGTATGGGGTAAGTGATGGTCGGTGTAGACTGGCTTAATACAGCCCGGTAACGGAGTTGCTGAAGTTCTCAACCACAGCCGACCTGTTAGGATCGCTAACAGTGACCGCAAACGTTTCAGACTCAAGCTGAACGTGCTTCATGTTTGGCTTGATGACGTAGCGGAACAAGGCGTCATTGACGTTGGTTTGGCGGGTAACGCTCTCACTAGCACCCATCTCCAAAGCGACGTCCGTCCAGTCGATCATCCACGCAGACCGCGCTCGACTCACCGCACTGTTGCCAATCGAAGACGCCGCAGCGATGCGATCCGAGAAGAAGTCATCCGCGAAGACGTTCAGGTTAAATCCACCAAAGTCATCGGGGATCTGGTAAGTGTTCCACCGAAGCGCAACCTGGTTGTCGTGCCGCAACTCCTGGTTCGGGTTGTATTGGCGCTGGACGTCTACGCCGTACTTGGCTTTGTAGAACGTCACCATGCTCTGCAAGATCAATCCGCTCAACTCACGCGGAACCATGATGTCGATGTCGTTCACGTCCGACATGCCGGATCCTTCGCGAGCTCGCTTGACTTGGTAGCCGGTCGAAACCAACGCAGCCAGGTTGAACGCGTTTCCGAGGTGATCCGTAACGCGAGAGCTGTTTCGAAGTTGAGAAATGACGCCTTCGGTGTTCGCCTTGTATTCGAGCAGCAAGTCAGGGTTCTCAGGATCCATCACCCGTGGTAGATCCGTGTAACCTTCGACCGTCTGATTGTCGTTGATCTTCTGGCCGTAGAAGAACGTGTTGAGCAGCTCCCGCTTGTAGTGGGCGTATTGCTGCCGACGTTGTTCAGCCAAAGGAAGCTGCCGGAACTGCTTGAAATACTCCGAGGTCAGACTGGCCGTGAGAGACTTGACATATTCGTCGTTGTATTCCCACGCAAACCGAGATGTCTGAACCCAGAAAGCCAACAGCTTCATTGGGTTATCCGACGCGTGGTTCTGGCCCCAAGATTCAAAGTCACTGATCGAATTGGCGAGCACCATCGCCAAACCGGATGTCGGCTGATAAGGAAGCTTCGTGCCTGCGCTCGCAGCTGCCCAATCTGTGGAATCAATGCAAGGCTCGACGTCGACGTAGGCTTGCGAGATGCCGCCTGAATCGGCGTTGGAACTGCCAAGGATCTTGAACTGAGCCTGGAACGCCGCGCCTGTAGAGGCGTTGGTGTGGTCCACGATCAAGAACTTGCTAGGAAGGAAGTAGCGTTGGATCTGGACCAGAGAACTTGCGTAGGTCGATCCCGTGTTGCGAATCGTCAAACGATAGGCCCCAGGGTGAACCCCGTTGGAACCAGCGCTTGGATGAGCAGCAGCGGCATACACATGCCAGTAATTGGCGTTGATCGTGGTGCGCTGCTTGCGAACGATATAAGGCAGGATCACGGACTCGTTGTGTCCGAGCGATTGCTTGGTGAGTCCTTTGAACTTCATAGGGCCGGTCACACCAGCCACAAGCATTTCAATCCCCTTCTCCTGATACCCAGCGCATCGAGCCTCCTTGGCGCGTCCATAGACCTTGTCCATGCCGACTTCCTTGAAGCCTTGATCCTCGAACATCTGCGGGGTCAACCCGATGATGCTGGCGCGAGTCATCGAACCATTAGATGGGTCCACCGAGATGATCCTCGGTGCAGATGGAGGCGTAGTAATCAAAGCCATAAAGCGTCCTGTTCAGTTTTTCAATGTCACAACCAAAATGAGGTGACAGGCCGACCAGTTCAACAAGATGGCCGTATTCGTACGTAAAAAGTCCCAAGACGGACAATCGTCTTGGGACTCTCCTAAACCTGATATTGCTCAACCGAGCTTATAACCTGGGACTCTGGACTGGATGAACTTCTCGGCCTCGCTAGGCGCACGTGTGACCGTTTCCGCGCCTGGCGCAGTAGACACCGATGCTTTGGGGCCTGCGTGTGGATTGGTTGAAGCGACAGCAGGAACCACAGGTTTAACCGCTGGAGTTGCCGGTGCCGCAGCCTGCACCGTAGCGGCTGGAGTAGCGGTTTTAGCTGGTTGCTTGCGCTCGAATCCTGCTTTCACAAGCTGATCTACGCGGTTTCCAACCTCTTCGTGAGCATGAACAGCGAGTTGAGACTTAAGCATTTCGTTGTCGATGAACCAATATTTCTGCTGAGCAGCCGGATCCTTGGTAAGAAGTTGCTCCATTTGCATTCGGCTAACCCAGGTTCTCCCTGCGTGGTCCTTCTTGATGGTGTTCGGTGCCGCGGCTAAGTATTGCTCTTGCTGGTTTAGGAATGCCAACAGGAAGGCGTGAGTCTGGTTGCTTGGGCTGAACTCCTCAACGCCCTCTTTGATGCGCTCTAAGGCCGTCACAGCGTCAAAATGCTTGGCTAACACAACCCCCTCGACTGGATACTGCTCAATCAACTCACCTCGGCTCAGCGTTGAAGCTTTGGCGATAACGTCTGGATCTATACGGCTGTAGCCTTCTGGAACCTGAGACAACGCGTTTTGCTTGAACTCAGCTACACGCCTTGAAACATCCGGCCCCTTCTCAATCTCCCGCAACTTAGCATTGGTCGCATCCAAGTCTTTCGATACCGTGGCATGAATTTCCGCCTTAGCCCGCTCAACGGCGGCATCCTCGATCATCTTCTTAGACAGCTTGCGCTTTTCGCCTGGAGCCCACCGTGGACGATTCTGATCAATCAACTGCTGGAACTCCTGAGAGTCCGGCTGACTATCCGGATGAGACGCGGTGAATTGCTGCACCTTTTTGAAGAAAGCCAACACCTCGCCGGGTTTGCCGGCATGAACCGGGTTCGCTTTAGCAGCGTAGAGCGCCAACTCGTATTCATCCCGTTCATCCTCCGTCAAAGAGTCCAAGAACGCTTGATCATCCGCACTTGGTTTTGGTGGCTCCTGAACTACCGCAGGAGGCTGCTGGGGCGTCTGAGTTGGTGCCTGAGAAGGAACTTCCGGCACGGGCACCACAGCCACCTTAGGCCGATTGACTTTTACAGAAGCAGGCTTTGGCTCTTCAACTGGAGTCTGGGTAGCTGGCGCTGTAGGTTCGACAACCTTCTCAGGTGCAGGCTCAGGAGGCGTCGATGGCTTGGTAGGTTCCTGAGTGGTGGTGGTTGCCGCAGGCTTCTCTTCCGGCTTCTGATCGGATGCTGACTGTCGACTGATCAACATTGCTTGCTCGGCAATGTTCGAGGCCCCGGTATTCGTCAACGTAACGGTTTCGGGAGTTGCGTCCGTAGCCTTCGGATCAGGTTCGACGGCCTGTTGGAGCGATCCGTTAAGTCTAGCGAGCCATGGGTCTACGGGTGGCGGCGTTTGTGGTGGAGTGACATTCGGTGTTTCGGTTGACATAGCTTGGGTGTGGTGATGGTTATCAGACTGCTTTCTGGGACATCTGATCTACCCGGCCCATGAGCCGATCAACATCGCTCGCCATCTTTTGAACCACGCGAGCCAGGTCGTTCAGGTGAACCAACTGTTGTTCCTGCGTCTCGTTGACGCTCTGCTGCTTGGCGATCTCTTGAGCGGTCTGGTTGAGCGCTTGGACAATTTGCTCAACCGTTTGCTTCAGCACGTCAACGTCGTTCTGGCCGAGGCTATCGTCTTCGCCTTCTTTCAGTTCCAGGTTCAAATCAAACCCGGCTCCAGAAAGCCTGAAGATCTCATTGAGGATCGAGTAGAGCTTCTCCTTACCAAGTGCCATGAACGCTTGAGGGACCGCCATGATCTGTGATAGAGACTGAACGAGGGCCGCCGCAGCTTGAGAGTTGACCGGCCTGTCAGCGCCATCCCTGGACGTAAAATTGTAGTCATAGACCAACGCCTGAACGTCTCCCGTCACTGTGCGGCGTTTGACCCTGGGGTCAGAGAAATCCTCGTTTTCAGACTCGTCAACAGCAAAGCCAGCTTCCTTCACGGTCTTCTCCGTATATCTCCCGATTACAGGCATACGCACACGGCGCTGAGAACAGGCTACAAGGCTCTCGTAGATGATGCGCTTCTTCGCTGCTCGATACTCATCAATCCCGTCCGAAATGAAATTCTCGATCGCCTGCGTGGTGGTCGCGATCTGCGCGGTCTCGGTGGCCGATGTCTCGCGGGGAGCAGGTTGACCTTGCTCTGCTGGTGATATGCCGTTGAGCCGTTCAACCATGGCAATGAACTGCTGGATGGCCCGAAAGATGGTCTCGATACTCTGGCCAAGACGAGGCTCTACGATGGTGAGCACATCCTTCGGGTTCATCTTCAACTCCTCCATGATCGACATGGAATATTCCACAACCGTTGGATCCGAAGCCCAATTCTTGCCGGACAACTTGGATCGCAAAGTTTTTAGGCGCTCGTCAGTCTTAGATCCATCCGTCTCCCCTGGTCCCTTCAGCACGTCAATGTTGACCAGGAAGATCTTGGCACACTCCGCTTCAAGCATGGAGCGAACAGCAGTTGTAAGGTTGGTGAGAATGTCCTGGTATTGAAGGATCTCATGCGCCAATGACAGGTTGAGTCTTCGGCCTTCGTTCTCATTGTGCGTGCAAACTGCGGCCGGGGTGCTCGGCATGATCTGAGCGAACAAGATCGTGTTCTCCCCAGCCAACACGAACCGCACCCACACTGGCTGATCGTAGGTGCCTATTCCTTCGTCGCATGGGATCAGGCGCTCATAATACTCCGCCACAAACGACGACGTTTGACCCATGTCCTGAGTGTATAGAGATAGCGTCCCTTGACGGTCGTTCTCACCCGGAACGTTGGCAGGATAGATTTGGCCTTTGGTCCCGATTGGCGGAACGATTGCATGCAGGTATTGGTTGAAGTAGGTGCCGTAGGTGTGATAGGCGTCCCACAGCCCGCCACCATACGAGACCTTGTCACGGTTCCAGTAGTCCTTATTCCCGTGGATGTCTGAGAACCGTTTGACGTCCCAAAAGCCAATGTAACCAATCCCGGTGTCCGTGTTTAGCGTGGTCAACGGATAGGCCGCATCATAGAACAATCGCGTTGGGTGAGGGTTGACCCATGAAAGCCCCTCCTTTACGACGTATTTCTCCACCTTGTCAGGTGTGATCTCGGTCCCAACCAAGCTCGGATCCAGGTTTTTGAGACGATACTGATACTCAACCTCCCACGCGCTTTTAACGAAGTCCACCGATCGCGAGTAGAGGAACATATCCCGCACAACCTGAGGGTCGTGCTGCCGGTATCCAAACTGGTCAGCGATCACGTCCACGGATTGCGACAACACATCAGCCTTGAGCTTCCCGGCCAACCCAGTGTTGCGTGATTCGTATTTGTAATACGGCCAAAGCTGGTTGTATTTGACAGTCTGAGCCGCCACACGCCGAGACACGATCGAGCGAACCAAGTTGAAGCTCGACTCCACAAACTTAGGAAGATCAATGCCGACGATTTTATCGTCCTGCATTTTGAGGTATGGCTTGACCGTTGCCGGAACCGTCGTTTCACCGGTTGTTGTGGTCGTGGTGACATCAGACATCAACCGAACCATGTCGATCTTGCCTTGGGCGTATAACATCAGCGGGTAAACGTCCTTGCTGATCGGGGTTGAATCCCACGCCAAGTCCACCGCGCCATAAAGCTTGTAGTTGCGCAGGGACCACATCACACCCTCATGCAACCGATTTGAGAACCGCTTCTTCCACTTTTCCAACTGCTGCCGATCTTTAACTTGCTGCTCAGACACCTTTTGATACCCTGGAGGATTTGCGTCAGAGGTGCAAATCTCGCGCAATCGCTCATTCGTGGTCCCGAACAATTTCAAGATGCGATAGTCAATCATAGGTCTCGTCAGAATTTAAGAGGTGGACCGGTTGTAAGAGCTTAGGTTTGCCTCCTCGCATCAGCTTTATGCTGTTGTCGAACATGAGAAATTGAAGACCCACGCAGGGAGGAAAAATCCCGTTCTTAACACACTCATCCATCATGCGGTTATCAGGCCTGATCGCTTTGTGGGATTTGGCATGAAACGCTCCAGCAAGTGCCCCCATCTCGTACAGCCCGATTCGCATCCTCTTGGCGATCGCAATCGCCTGCTGGAGTTGCATGCCGCGAGTTATCGACATGGTCTCATAATGGTCCCAGATGAGATCAACCGTGATGGACTCTCGGCTTTTAAAATCCGTTGGGTTCACTTTTTTGCTTTGCTGTTCGCGATCACCACCGCCGCTGCTGGGACTGGTCCATCGTCCTCGTCATCCATAGGTCCTGGATCTCCGCCAATCGGAGTCACTTCTGAGATCGTCCCAGTTGCCAACGTCTCAGATACCTCAGACACCACAAAGGTCGTTTCGAGGGTCACTGATTCACCGGGCTGCTTGCCGATGAAGAGCTTTCGCATTTCCTCGTTGCTCGCTATGTCCAGGCTGAATGAGTTCTTGCTTTCCATGGTGTCACAGTAGGCATGAGGTGACATCTTAGTCAACGCGGATCAGAACCAACGGTGTAAATCTGAGGCTTCACAATCTCGTTGCGCGAAGGGAGGCGCGATTTCGTGTGGTAGAACCACATGGGATAAGTCATCGCATCAAACTGGTGGATGTAACGATTTCGGATTGGGGTCATGGCTAGATTCGGATCATACTCACCAGGCTTGGCCCGCTTTGATGACAGCAGTGTCAACATGTCGATCGTGTGCTTGCATTTCGCGGACACGAACAGGGCCGAATCGTCTAGGTAACCCTGAACCATGCGAACCCGACCGACGATTGACTCTTTCCCTTTTGGACATGGCTTCATCTTGATCCTCTTCTCGGAATACTTCTCGATGTCTTGCACGTCAAAGGAGCCGTCTTGGCGTCGAGTTGTGAACGCGGCTGCATCTCCAATGTGGTTGAACTTGAACACCGTGTCACACTTGCGATTCCAGTAGTCCATAGTCTCCAGCACCCGGGCCACAACATGCTTGTAGGTGCGATGGCTCCCAACAAAGTTCAATTCGTCAAACACGATCCAGATCAGTTTCTCGCCAACGAATAGCAACTGCTTGAATGATATGCAGAAATTTGTTGTGCCCGGGTCGTAACCAACTTCGATAGGAAAGCCTTTCACCGGCAGGATACCGGTTTGTCGCGTCTCATCCCCTCTCACCACCAGATCCCTAACGTAATGGTCCTTGAAGATCGATTGCCCGGTAGGCATGTCGACCCACTCACCATCAATCAGCCGGCGTTTCTGGATCGGATCCTTGAGAACCTTCGTTAAGTGCTCAATGTAACCGGGTGGCAACCTGTGTAGGTTTTCGCTGATCGGAACGTGATAGACGGCATAATCATGATCTCGCTCGCCGGTCTCCTTGTTGATGACCTCATCCCAAAACAACTGATACACCCAATTTGAAGGTCCTTCAGGGTTGCACGATGCCAAAAACTGCATCGGGCCTTCAACGTCGCGACGACGCATGAGCTGCGCGGCTGGGTAGGTGTAGTACTCTCGTCCGTTGCAGTTCGTAATTTCGTCGATGTAGACACCCGAAGGAGCAGGCCCCTTCACTCTGGCCTCCACATACGAAGCGTGCGGGATTGACTTCAGCACGATCTTCGACCATTCCCCGTGGATGTTACCGATCCACCGATGTCGATCTTTGGTCTCTGGATCCAGTTTGGATTCAGTGTATTCCAGCCCAAAACCTTTTTTCCACGCTGGCAAAATGAACTGATCAAGATCGTGCCAGATACCCTCTTTGCCAGTGAAAATGGACGGAGCTATGCAAATCTGAAACGCGTTGGTGTTCTCGTAGCAGTGGCGCACCATCTTGTGACCACAGCCTATGGATTTTCCGGTACCCTTTTCACCATACGCGAGGATGTTGCGAGTTGGGTCGTCAAAGATCTTCTGTTGTGTTGGATTAAGGTCAGGAGTCCAACCTTTGGATACCTTCCCCTGCTTAGGCTTACGACCAACGCCATCCCAAGTGCTAGCCAACGCCTCAATGTCACTGTTTGTTATCATCCGCGTCCTCTGAAGCCTCGGGAACAGGTTCGGATTGCTGGTGTGAGACGTTGACGCTCGTCGCGCCATGGACATGCACCTCAGTCTTCTGTGCTGCGAGCGGAGTGAATCCAGGCTTGCCCCGCTGCCCGCCTGGGGTGCCGCCTTTCACCAACGATTGCGCCTTGGCAATCGCTTCGTGGACTTTTGCCTTGGTCAACTCGTTTTCAGTGAGCTGCTTTGAGATCGCAGTGAGGTTCTCAACGTAGCGGTTTAGGCATTCGTGAAGGTTCTTCTCACGATTAGTCGACACTTCATCTCCAGGGATAACCCTGAGATCCACTAACGCAGTTGAAAGTTGCTCGATCTTCTCGATAAGAGCAATGGTTGTAACGGTCAAGCTGCCGCTCACAAAGTCCAAGACCCGAGCGCTGTGATTGGCGTGCAGCTTCGTTAGGTTCAGCGCAAACTTTTGGCGCTCCTCTGGAATACCAAGCGCTTCCAAGGTTTGAGCAAACTCCTCTTCCGATGACAGTCGTCTACGAACAGCCGTTGCGCGGCTGTTTCCAGTCCTCTTTGAGAATGTTCCAGGCCTCTCCCCTGAACCGTCTACGGCATCGATCGGCCCAACCTTAGCCACCTGCCCCTTGACCCTTTCCTTGAGCCAATCCTGGTAACCATCGGGCTCAACCAGAGGCTCAGGGATGTCGATTGCGTTGATCCATCGAGCGGTTAGAAACGGACTGCTGGCAATCACATTGTCCATGTAATTGACCGCCATACCGATAGACCGCTCTGCTTTCCTGCGATTACCGTCTGATCCCTGAAGCGCGTTGTCTATCTGATACTCTCGAAACGTAAATCCATCCATTCAAGAGCATTACTACCAAACCCGCATGGAATGCGCAACCATCAACGAGGAGTGTCGACAGTTGCACACCAACCGGTCACTTGAGCAACGAATAAACAATCACCCACGGCACCACGCAAAACAGGGTCATCATAGCCCCCATGAGCAGCGTAAAAAAAGCGGTGCTGAGATCCTTGGTGCGATCATGAGGATTGGTGAGATGCCAGTAGAGCCATGGCACGCCAAGCACTGGGAGCTTGATCAGTAGCACACCCAAGCCACTGAGCTCCTTGGTGAGATAAATGACAGCCGCACCCCACACGGAGGCGATGAAGTAGTTTTTGGAAGTGATCTGTTGTTCTGGTTGTTCGGGGTTCATAGGGTGGATCCTTGAGGTATGATCTCCCAGAACCTAACCGCATCCGCCCGGGTTACAAGTTCTCGATAATGCCTGAACAGGATCTCAGGCGAGTTTCCTAGCTCCAAGGCAACGGAGTCAGCGTTCCTGTTTTAACTCAAGGGCCACTTCTAGCCCATGTTTCGACAACAGCCTAGTGAGCAAGTCTTGTTCATGCACTTGAGCCAACGCCGCTAGGTAGGTCAATGATCCCCTAACATCGTCGGATTTTCGTTCCAAACGTGTCCCCGTCTCCAAGAAATTCACCAAAGCCTTTGTGATTGAAGGACCTGCGTTTTGTTTTCCGTTCCTAAGCCTGGAAAGATACGTTGGCTGGCAATCAATCGCCTCCGCAATTTCCTTATCCATTAGAGAAAATTTATTCCTAACGTCATCAAGGAGTTGCACAAAACTTACATTGTCACTCATACAAAACACTTGCACGCAATTACACTTTTTTACTATTCTCGCACCGTTACAAACACACGACCAAACAATGGCCACAAAACCCAAACCAGCCAATAGACGGCTTACCATCGCTCTCAACCGAGAGCTAGGACATAGGCTCGGGATCGCCGCAAAGCTTGAGCGCAAAAGCGCCATGCGCTTCACCGAGGAGGCGCTCACACCAGTCGTAGACGCAACCTTAAAGCGGCACGGGCTGCGTTAGGCATAATGAGCGCTGAACATCCCGCCCAAGCGCGAAACCACAAGCGTCAAACCTATGCGTGAACGCGATTTCAGCATCGAGATCAGCACCGCAGGACACGGACAACGAGGCCCGTTCAGATCCTTTGGAGACATTGGACGCGCCTGCGATCGCTACCTAGCCAAACGAGGAATCACCACCAGAACCAACCTAAACTATAAATCACATGGACCCGTTCAACCCCCTACAACAAGCCTTAAAGGAAGCCAACCAACTCAAATCCACAAAGCGGACGTGGCACAGCCGACACGTCAGACCAAAACTGTGGGACCCAGGCGAAACGCGGCCAAGGCGGGCGCGACAAAGCCTAAGCGTCGGACGCCAAAGGATCTTCGTAAACGGAAGACCACTTCGACTCGTAACCATTCAGTAACCACCAAGAACCGAAAGACCAAACATGGACCAAAAACAAGCAGCAGCACTGCAAGACACCCTAAGCAAGTTGCCAAAGTGGGCACGCGCACAACCAATCGTCCGCGAAACGTTGGGCGCATTGATCGAAAGCGGAAGTCCTCACACTGAGATCGTGATCGCGAAGATCAACCGTAAGAAGTCGGTCGACCATGCGTTTAGCGTGACTCAGACGTTAGGCCAGTTCGGTGAGAAGCAGATCCGCCAACTGTTCGTCGTCATCCAACCCACCGACAAAATCACCGAGATCGAAACCTTCAACGAAGCCTAATATGAGCAGAGATCGCGTAGAGAAATGTCTGCGTTACGAGTTCACACAGCCGGAGATTCTGGAACTCGGGAAGCAGCTTGCGGAAGCCAACAGCAGACTCGCCCGCATTGAGTCTGACAAGAAACGGGTTGTGGCTGACTTCGGCTCACAGATCAGCAACCAACAATCCGCCATTCAGTCGATGAGTCAGAACATCAGCAGCGGCTACGAGATGCGTCAGATCCAATGCCGCGTGTTTTTCCACACGCCATCCGAAGGGCGTAAGACCATCGCTCGATTGGACACTG